TATAATTTTTGGGTAAAAGTCAAAAATAAAGTAGTTTTACATCATAATAAAAAGATAATCAATAAGTTATGAAAAGAACACCAATTTTAACTATTTGGGCTTTATCATTGATTATGGTAATATTACTTGCCAATCCTGATAATGTTTGGTTTTGGATTTCATTTTTTATTTTTTCTTGTTCTTCAATATATATAGAGAAGCACAGTAAAAGATTAGAACATGAAGATGAATAAAAAACGTCCGTATGTAATTCAATCAATTACATTGTTGACATATAATGGTAGTAAGATTCCTGTTTCAGTTGTAGAGGAAAGAATTATAGACATTCCGATTAGGATTATTAAGGAAAAGGTACTTGACGCTTTTTCTTCAATGAAGGATAATCCGGTAGATGTAATACTAAAAGTAAAATATGTATAACTAAATGCACATAAGAGCAATGAAAACAAAAGAAGAACTGTTGGCTATGAGTCACGAAGAACTTGCCAATTATACTGTTGAAGTTCAATTTAAAGCATCCATGTATGATGCCGTGGAACAGAAAAATTCAAGAATGAAAGAATTGTTGGCTGCTGTAGGCATTGTTTATGAAACCTATAAAAGAGAACAGAATGTATGATGAACTATATCAATTGGAAGAAGAACTGAAAAAAGTTGAATCATGTAAACTTGAATATCTTCCTGAATACGGGTATTCGTCTAAGGAAGAAATTATTCAGCTTATCAAGGAAGACATATCCGATGTTAAAGGACAGATTGATCAGAATTTAAAATTACACATTTCAAAGCTTTCGTCAGGATATACTGATAAAATCTTAGAAGAAGAAAGAACCAGCCTTTGCTTAGCGCAGGGGTTATCAAGATATTGTTAAACTTTTAAATATTAGAGCAATGGAAGAAAATAATCAAGTTACAGAATTACAGATTATTCAGGCCAAACAAGCGGCTGAGTTTGCAATGACACCAGTAGGACAAACCGTGAAACAGTTTGAGGTCATGCAGCGCATGGCTAAGATGTACACTGAAAGTACAATTGTTCCTGAAGCTTATAAAGGGAATACAGGAAATTGTGTGATTGCGCTTGATATGGCAATGAGAATGAATGCTAATCCGTTAATGATAATGCAGAATCTCTACGTTGTCAAGGGAAACCCGTCATGGTCAAGCAAGTTCCTTATCGCTACCATTAATATGAGTGGCAGATATACTTCACTCAGATATCGGAAAAGAACGCTGGGGAAGGTTGGTAAAGTAAAATACAATGAAACAGTGTGGGATGCCACAAACAGACGCAATACAATCGTTGTAAAAGAGTTTGACGGTACTGATGTGGATAATATTGAATGTATTGCTTATGCCACTGAACTTTCTACTAAAGAAGTTCTTGAATCAGATCCGATAACTATTGAAATGGCAATAAAAGAAGGGTGGTATACAAAGTCTGGGAGCAAATGGGTTACAATGCCAAATCTGATGCTTACTTATCGTGCGGCTGCTTTCTGGCAACGCGCCTATTGTCCTGAAATATCAATGGGATTCTTAACCAAGGAAGAAGTTGAAGATATTCAGGATGCAGAATATGAGGAAATTATTGATAAATCAGCAAAAGCTAATAAACTTGCCGAAATCGCAGCAAAAGCCGCAGGAGTTGAAGAACAACCAAAAGCAGAACAGCCGGTAAATCAGCCCCAAACTAAAGCAAATGATAAACCTATTCAAAAAACGTTGTTATGATAGAAAATGCAGAACAAAGGTCACTTGACTGGTTTAGATGTCGCCTTGGTAACATTACTGGTAGTAGTATCGGCTTGCTTATGAAAAGTGGCAGAAGTGACATGTTCAGCGATACTGCCAAGAATTACATTTTCCAAGTTGCGGCAGAAAGAGCTATGAATCCTGAGATTGTAAACGATGATATTGCATTTGCCGAGTATTTGTCTGCTGTTAATGTAGAGAGCAAAGCAATGAGATTCGGAACAGAACAGGAAGCAAGCGCACGTGATTTGTATTCAAGGTTAACAGGAAGGCATATTGTAGAAGTGGGGTCGTGTAAACACCCCAATATCCCCAACTTTGCCAGTAGTCCTGACGGGTTCTTTTATGATGAAGAATCTGGGGAGCGTGGATGTATTGAGATAAAATGTCCGTCTCAGAACACATTTATGAAATATAAGAGTGAAGTTTATGACAATGATTCGCTCCTCAAAGTCAAGTATGAATACTTCTATCAGTGTATGGCTCACATGATGTGCTGTAATGCAATCTGGACGGATTTTGTTGCTTACAATCCTTTCCAAAAAGATCCTATTCACATCGTCCGTATACTACCAGATGAAAAGTTTTTTGCAGAAATGGAGAAACGCATTCGTATGGCAGACGATATTATTAACCAAATAGCCGATATAGAGCAATGAACACACAATTAGCAATTCAAGAAAGCGACCTAGAACTGGTCGTGAGTGAAAAGACGTTAGGTAGTCTTACTACCAACGCAAAGCAAATCAGAGATATGGTAAAAGCCGCTTTGCCAATGTATGATATCTCCAATTATAACGATGAGAATATCGATCAGGCAAAGAAAGACAAGGCAGCTTTAAACAAGGCGGCGAAAGCCCTCAATGCCAAACGTCTTGAAATTGAGAAAGAATTCATGAAACCTTTCGGGGAGTTCAAGGACGTTGTAACCGAAACCGTGAAACTTATCGGCGAGTGCTCTGCCAAGATTGACACGGTAGTCAAGCAAAACGAACAGCAATACAAGGATAGGAAGAAAGCCACTATCAAGACTTACTTTGATGGATTGAATGTTAACCTTGTAGACTTCAATAAGGTTTTCAAGTCTGAGTGGCTCAACAAATCCGCAAGCATGAAGTCTGTATGCAACGAAATTGATTCCATATTCTCCAAAGTCGAAAACGAACTTTCCACGCTGAAGGGGTTTGGTGAGGATTTCGATGTCCTTCGTACTTATTATATGGATACGCTCAACATCACATCCACCATTCAGTATGCCAACCGTCTGAAGGAGCAGCGTGAGCGTGCCAAGGCAGCAGAAGAGGCGCGCATCAAGGCTGAGCGGGAAAGAAAGGCTGCTGAAGAAGCCCGTAAAGCTGCTGAAATAGAACAAGCCAAATCCCGTCCGATCAATCCGTTTGCCATGGCAGGACAAAAAGCCAACGAACAGCCTCCTTTTATTAATCATCCCGAAGTACAACAGCCTGAGCTGTTAACGAGAGCTTTCAAAGTCACCACCACTCGTGAGAATATCATTGCCTTGGGTGACTTCATGAATGAACACAGCATTGACTTTGACAAGATAGAACTTTAATTTATACTAAGTTATGAATTATAGCATAAAATTGAATTTACTAAAATTTAAAAACTCCTGCGTTGTAACTGTAAAAGGTGCAACAGCTACAAAAAGAGGTGTTTTCATACCTATTGAAGACAATAACATCTTCATATCGGCAGATGATAACCTGAAAGCCAAAGGCGCGTATATTGACTCCACTGCTTGGGAAAACCAGTCTCCCGGTAAATATGGTGACACGCACAGCATACGACAGTCGCTTGACAAAGAAGTTCGCGAACGTATGACAGAGGACGATCTAAAAGCTGTTCCGTATATAGGTAACATGAAGCCTTATGAGGTTCAGAACACTTCTTCGTCTGTAAATGCACCCACCGCACAAGTGGATGAAAATTTGGACGATTTTCCATTTTGATGTTATGTGGTTATGTAAATCCGATATACTTCAGTAATGGAGATTGAAATTGAACAAAACAAATTTTATATCTAAAACAATGATTATACGAATTAGTGCCTTTATCATTATGGCAATATCTTTCTTGATATTGTTTTATAAGAATGACAGTGATAATTATATGGCTATCCTGTTACAAATAATAGTATGGCTGATGTTGATATATGCTGAACTTTGCGATATAGAATCGCTCCTTTAGGTTATTATCATGAAACTTACTTTGACAAAACAAGAAGTGCTTCTCATCCAGTTACTTCTTCATATTTATAAAAACGAGTTGCCCGATGACGGAACAGAGAAGCATGGACGTTTTGTCGGGAAGCTGTACAAGAAAATCAAAAGACAAGTTATTAATCAATTA